ACGGGCGTACCTAGGTTTTATTCGCAGTTTGATCATAATACCCTTCTGGTTGGGCCTACCCCTGATCTAGCTTATTCTATTGAATTGCATTACTTTTATGCCCCGGCATCTATTGTGACCTCAACGACATCTTGGTTGGGTGACAACGCCGGAACACTGCTTCTTTATGGTTGTCTTGTTGAAGCCTACACTTTCAACAAAGGCGACCCCGATCTGATGCAGTTGTACGACAAGCAGTACAAAGATGCGTTGATGCGCGTTAAGCTTCTGGGTGCAGGGAAAATGAGAAACGATTCGTTCAGAACTCCAATGAGTCAGATAGCAGGACCGTAGGATGAAGACCGGCGTTTCATTAACAGCCCCTCTCGTGTTCACTTCCAGCAATGGAGGACTGAACGTTGAGCAGTTGGCTGAGATTACCGTTGGCAAGATTATCTATGCCGACGAGGGAACCGTGGCTCCGGAGATATTCCGACAAGCTATGGAGTACCGGGCTAAGATAAAAGTTGTTATCATCGAAGCTCTTGCAAAGGCGAAACGAAGTGCTCTTCTTGATTACATTAATGACGCTGACTCTAATGGTCTTAATGATCTTGCAGCAGCGTTGAGGGAAAGATTAACCAATGGCAATTACTAGCGCGATCTGCACTGTCTTTAAGAAGCATCTGCTTGAAGCGGTGCATGACTTCCGCTTGGCCGGTGGTGATACTTTCAAAATTGCTTTGTATACAAACGCGGCCACTATGGACGCCACTGCAACCGCCTACACCACGACAAACGAAGTGCCGACTGCCGGTACCTATGTTGCTGGTGGACTTGCTTTGACCCGTGTGGACCCAACGTCTTCTGGCGCTACTGCCTATACAGACTTTGCCGACCTGACATGGCCAGCCTCAACAATTACCGCGCGCGGGTGTATGCTTTACAACTCAACGCCAACGCACACCTATACGAACCCAGCTGTATTTGTTGCTGATTTCGGGGCAGACAAGGTTAGTTCCGGCGGTGACTTTACAATTGTGTTTCCAACAGCAGACGCCACAAACGCAATCATCAGGCTTCTCTAATGGCTGATAAGCACGTTAATGATCTTCTCCCCCAAGGAGAGATAAAAACTCAGATGACCGACATGAAAGTTAATGTCGATCCTGAGAAGTTTGAACACAAGGATTACAAGGAATACGAACGATCCGCCTCCCGCCTCGGTATCGTTTCGTTGGGTAAGCCTAAGGGCTTTTATGGCAATCATCTAGATCCCAATCTAACTCTCGGACAGCTTGCAAACAGTTTCATGTTGCAGATGTTTGACGCCTCGGATTTGGCGCCCGGACAGATGAGAGACAAGGTTCTTGCATACCAGCAGGAAGTAATGACTATCCTAGTGCATCACCTGCGCGAGGCAATGCGAAGCGAGCGGCTACGCATTGGATTAGAACTTGAGGCCGCTGGCCATTCAAGTGCAGCCGCTCTCGTTAAGTCTTTAAATCTATAGGAGATTAATAATGGCTCTTCCCTTTGCAGTTGCTCTCGACAACGCCACGGCAGTTGTTTCTGTTGCCGCTGGTGAGGATCTCGTCACTACGACGACCCACGCCACGCGCTCCCTCACTGTGCGCGAATTCCAGTTCTCTGGTCTTGGTACCGCTTCGGCTGCCAACCAGATCACCGTTAACCGCGTGACCACGCTTGGATCGACTCCGGTCGCAATCACCCCGCGCCCGCTGAACTCCAACTCTGCCGCTGCCGGTTTCACGGCTGCGTCTGACTGGACCACGCACCCCGTCGCAACAGCCGGTACGCTGATGCGCTTCGGACTCAACGTTAACGGCGCCCTGTTCCGCTGGGTCGCCGCTCCGGGTCTCGGCATTGACTGCCCTGCCGGTGCGGTTGCAGCTGGTCAGCTGTCATTCAGATTGAATGCTGGCGCCACTGGTTCGACCATCACGTATTATGTGATTGTTGACGAGAACTAAATGCTGGTTCTGGTTTATGAAGGAAGCCCTGATGACCCGATGACTCAGTTCGTCAGGGTTGTCAGGGCATCTTCGCTTGAGGAAGCGGAGAAGAATAATCCACACGCAATCATGACCCAGAAGTTTGAGCAGCCAACAGCGCAACAGATGCCTGACATTAAAAAGCTCCGTAGGGGGCAACCAGTCTGGAGTTTTTAAATGGCCATCAGTCACATCAAAACACTAACAGTCGCTGATGGTGCTGATACAACAGTCGTCAGGCCGAGTGATTGGAATAGCGTTCATAATGAATACTACACGGCTGTTGGAAACATAAACGCCGCGTACAATAGTACCGCATCTGGAACAAATATTTTGTTTGCCGCGTCTGGCATGTTCAGCATTGGTGCGACTAGCAACTCCCTTATCTTTTTTGGACCTGCGCTGGGATCTCAGGATAGATTTAATTGGCCGGTTAATAACTTCACGTCTATAAGCGCGCCAGTAAATGGATCTGCTTCCGTTTTCCCGATTAGTGTCCCGTGTCCTATTGTGTTCAGCAGGATGGGGTTTTTTGGTTCTATTTCAGCAGGTACTGCTGCCAACAACTCAAGCGCATTCATTGATCACAGCTATTCGTTTTATATCTACACGAGAACTGACAGCACGATTAATGCACTAGTAACAGCGACATCTGCATTCACAACAACCTACTCAAGCAACGCTACTGGATCTGTTAATGGCGTGAGAGAAATGTCTCTTACATGCGCCCAAACAACATTGTCTGCTGGTCTATATTATATCGGTATTAATATATCTACGGCGAGCACCGCAACCGGGGGCGCAGCCACTACTGGTATTACCCACAACATAACTCTCTATGGTGGGGATAGAATTGGCTCTATTAATAATTTTGCGGCTTTTGGAGAAACGACAAACGCATCCCGTAATTTTCTTAGAAATGCGTTCTTTGGTGTGGGGACTACAAATAGCAATACTCTTCTTACGTCATATGCGCTTGCGGCGTTTTCGATAACTGGTACCGCTCTGCAAAGGGCAAACCTTGCAATCCATTTAAAGAATGTTTCTTAAAAATGGTACAGAGCCACGGAAAAACATTTACAAATGCGGATGGAACGGACGCTGGTGTAGTTCGTCCATCGGAGTGGAATACCGGGCATAATCATTATATCACTCTCACGGGTAACACTATTGCCGGAAGCAACAGCACGCTGTCTGGGACAAATATTTTCTTTGGCGCCTCTGGGATTGGAAGTATTGGTTTTTCAAGTGGCTCATTAATTTTATCGCCAGCAGCCAGCGTTACTGGAAGTGTGTATCATGTAATTCCGGTGATGCTTGGTTGCCCGGTTTTAACAAGTCTCCCAGTGCTTTTCCCCGGCATTGCATCTGGACTAACATTCAGGGAATTTTATGCTCCGCAGCCATTCTTTCCATCTGCGCTTTTTAATAACTATCTTCATGTGGCCATGTCTGTTTCGGTTGCGACTGCGGCAAATACAAACAGGGCAATTTTTAAAACACAGGCACAATGGGGTCTTTTTCAATTTAGCGGTGCAAGTTTAAATCGTGTTTATTTCGAGAATCTTGGTAATGGTTTTGAAACTTGGTCTAGTAGCAATACCAATTCTGTAGCAGGGCCGAAGCTGTTTGAAGACATCCAGAATATGAACGCGGACAATCCGTTCCCTGCTGGAAGATACGCTATGGGAATGTTTTTCCAGTTCTTTTCCACAAGTACGCAAACATCGATAAATACAACACTTGGGCACACGGTAACTTTGTACGGTGAAAATCTTGTTGCACTGTCTGTAAATATGTGCGCACCATTTGGGGTGTCAACTTCTGCGGGGGCTCCGTTTGTTTATGCTGGATATTATTCCACTTCATCGGGCGGGCTTCCATCTGTTATAGCTCTCTCGGATCTTATATTTACAAACAGTACCGCAGGTCACGCATTTGGGTTTTTCAGGATGGCCGTCTCATCTTATGGATAGGTGTAAATATGTCTGGTGAAAACAAAAAACCAGAAATTGTTCTTACTTCGTATGGAAGGCATAATGAGAATATCGAAGACACGTTCTCAAGAATCTATGAGGGCGCCTCTTGGAAGAAGCAGAGAATTGTAGTCATCATTCCAAGTGCTACAAACATACCTGTAAAGGTTGCGTTTAGTATTTGGAATTTGATGTTCCCGCCAAATCAGCCAGTGTACAAAATGCTTGCACTTGGGATGGAGGTTGGCGATGCGTATAGTAATGCAATTGAGGTTATCCTCGACCATCCAGAGCTTTCTCAATGGGAATACATACTAACTGTTGAGCATGATAACGTCCCGCCACCGGACGGTGTCGCAAGGCTGATCAAGATTATGGATGAGCATCCAGAGTATTCCGCCGTAAGCGGGCTATATTTTACAAAGGGAGAGTCCGGGGTCGCTCAAATTTGGGGTGACCCAAAAGATCACATCCTTAATTTCAGGCCGCAGCCGCCCGTTCCCGGACAGTTGATTGAGTGTTGCGGGACTGGGATGGGGTTTGTTCTTTGGCGGATCTCTATGTTTAAAGATCCAAAATTAAGAAAGCCTTGGTTCGTGACGAAGTTTGGTGCTGAAGGTCTTAGTACGCAGGATCTTTATTTTTGGGCAGATGCCAGAAAATATGGGTACAGATGCGCGGTAGATTGTGCCACAACTGTTGGGCACTATGATTCAACAACCGGAATTACGTGGTAATTGGAGCGTGTTTTGAAGCTAGATATTGGTTGCGGAAAGAACAAAAAGGATGGCTTCGTTGGGGTGGACATCATTCCCTTTGACGGCGTTGACAGGGTTTTCAATGCTGGAAAAGAAACGTGGCCTTTTAATGATGGAGAAGTAGATGAGGTTTATTGCTCTCACTTTCTTGAACATCTTGAGGCAGATGAAAGAATTCACTTTGTAAATAATCTTTATAGAGTGATGAGTGACGACGCCAAGGCAACAATCATTACCCCACATTGGTGCAGCGCCCGTGCTTATGGTGACCTCACGCACAAGTGGCCGCCGGTCAGTGAGTTCTGGTTTTATTATCTGAACAAAGACTGGCGCGCTGAAAACGCGCCCCACAACACTGGTTATATTTGCGACTTTGACGCGACTTGGGGGTACGGTCTTTCAAAAGAAATGTCTTTGAGAAACCAAGAGTACCAACTTTTTGCAATTAATAATTACAAGGAAGCGGCGCAAGATATCGTTGTTACGCTTTCGAAAAAGAAACCACCTAAGAAGTAGTCAGTATGGCAACAACAAATGTCTTTCAAACTGGAGCGTTTCAAAGTGATACGTTTCAGGGAACGACAGATGTTGTTTCCACACCTGCAGTAGCCTCTACCTCTTCTGGTAAACCGACTGCCGCAGTCACTGTTACAGTCACATTGCCGACTGGCATTGTTGCTGGCAATCTTCTTATTCTTATATTTGGAAATGACCAAACACTTGTCGGAGATCCGACTGTAAGTGGTGGTTGGACAAAGCTTGCAAGCTTCCAAAATACAAGCGGTGGACTTGGGGCAGATAGATTTTCTGCCTATTATAAAACTGCTGTCGGCGGCGATACCTGTACAGTTCAAAATTTTGACGCAACATCTACTAACGTTGCTTATGTTTGTTATAGGATTAGTGGGCACGACTCGGCAGCCGCTCCTGAAATTGCAACATCCACATCTGTACCCAATCTTCCAAAGGCTTCTGGTAGACAGGTAGACCCACCATCGATTGTCCCTTCTTGGGGTAGTGGTGTTGATACTTATTTTATTGCTGCGGTTGGTCTTTCCCAAGTAATCGCTGAAAGCGTAGTTCAGCCCAGCTCTCATCCACTAAACAGAATAAATACAACATCGGCCTCTTCTGTTACTACATACGCCGCCGGTTCGTTGCAGAACGCAACGTCTGGTTCAAATGATCCGTCAGTCTTTTCCTTTGGTGTAGGAACCAGCTTTAGTAGTGACGTGTTCCAGCTTTCTGGAGCATCTCTTACTATTGCCGTGAAGGGCGGGGCAGCGGCAGCAATTGATATTCCGTTTATCTATGATTCTTCAAATGATGTAATCATGGACAGCTTTGCTGTTGAATTTTATTCTGATCTTGGGACGGAATCGGTAGCGCCTCTTTCTGACGATCTCATTATTGTCGATCTTGATATTCAAGAATCTGTTTTTGACGACACCGTTGAAGATATTGATTGGGATTGGGACAATTGGTCTTGGTCTCAGGCGCCACCTATTGACGATAATAATCCAGAGATTGCGCCGACTACACTAGATGATCAGGACTTCTCTGATCTCAGTGATTATGGAACTCAAACAGACGAGCCGATAGAAGACAATAATCCAGATGTCTCTCTGGCTTCTGTCGCACTTGACGAACAAGATTTTTCGGATACCGACGACTACGGAACTCAAACCGATGTCGCGATCCCAGACAATAACCCGGATGTATCTCTTAGCGCCGTCTCCCTTGATGACCAAGACTTCACCGACACCACTGACTATGGGTTTAATTCCGAACCATTATCGGACGATAATAACCCTGATATTTCTCCTTCATCTCTAGACGACCAAGACTTCACTGACACGGCTGATTATGGGTTTGATTCAGAACCAGCTGTTGACGACTTTGTTGTACCCCCAGAAGACTTTATTCTTGGCGCCTCTACAAATCTTGATGATCAGGATTGGAGTGACCACTGGGATTATGGGTTTAGCTCAGATCCGACGATTGATGATTTTACTCTGCGTGAGGACCAGCTTCTCGGTCTTCCAGACGGTCTAGACGATCAAGACTGGACTGACACTTGGGACTATGGCTCAAGCGTTGACCAGCTTTCTATTGATAATAATGACTTTGTTCTTGGTGATGGTGCCGGTCTTGATGACCAAGACTGGACTGACCAAGCCGACTACGGAGAAATTATTAACCCAGCCATTCCTGACAACGATCAGGAATTCAGGCCGGACATGGTCGTTCTTGATAACCAAGACTGGACTGACCAAGACGACTATGGGTTTATTAATAATCCAGACCCGAGCTTGGACGAGCAAGACCCAGACCTCAGTCTGATAGATTCTGACAGTCAGGATTGGACAGATACTTGGGACTACGGTTTTCAGACTGACCAAGCTATCGGTGACAACAATTCAGAAACCGCTCCGAGCGCGCTGGATGACCAAGACTTCACTGACACTGCCGACTATGGGTACTTCGATATACCCACTCAGGCAGACTTTGTGGTCCCTCAGGACTTCGCGCTTGGAACTGGCGCTGGTCTTGACGATCAAGACTTTACAGATTTGTCTGAGTACGGGTTCTCGTTTGAGCCCGAAAGAAACAACGTACAGCCGCCGACCCTAGTGTTTCTTACTGGGTACGACATTTATGTCTTGCCTAGCGATGCCTGCCAGATCATAGTTGTTATCTGGAACAATGGCCTAGAGCCATCGGCATTTTGGGTGGAAGTCACACAGCCATCCAATTCGTGGACTGAAGTGTCGCAACCAGCTTTGACTTGGACAGCAGTGTCTGATGTCTCGCAGGCTTGGTCAGAAATCCCAGATGTTAATCTTAATTGGAATCAGGTGTGTTAAATGCCATCAACCCCCACAGCATCCCTTAGAATTGAACTTCAAGCAGCTCTTGAAAACGACACCACTTGGGGGGCCAAGGCGAACGCCGCCCTCCAGCAGTTGGAAGATGCCATCACGGGGTACGTGAGCGTCACGCAGGGTGACGTTGCAAACTACACTCTTTCAGCCTTGAACTACACGACCGACGAAGCCCGCAATATGTACGTCAGGGTTACTGGCGCCATAACTGCACAGCGCAATGTTGTTTGCCCAACTGCGGAGAAGCTTTACTTTGTAGAGAACGCCACCACTGGCGGCTTTGACATCGTGTTCAAGACAACAGCTGGTACTGGTATTAATATTCCGGCTGGTAAGAAACGCATAGTTATGTGCGATGGCACTAATGTCATTGACGCACTTAACGATCTTGCCACCGCATCGACCATTGCTGGTGTTGAAATTGTAACGCTGAGTGCATCGCAGACACTTACCAATAAAAGCGTCATCATTAAGGATGTTAACTTTTCCATCATTGATGATGCTGACGTAACAAAGATTGCCAAGTTTGAGGCGTCAGCAATCTCTACCGCCACGACCAGAACTTTCACGCTTCCCAACGCAAGTGATACTCTGGTTGTAGCAAATGGAACACAGACCCTCACAAATAAAACTCTGGATAACACCAACACCATCACGTTGAAGGATACCCTCTTCACTATTCAGGACGATGTTGATGTTACCAAGCAGGTAAAGTTTCAGCTATCCGGCCTAACTACCGCGACAACATATACTTGGGCGTTTCCAAATTCGGCTGGCGACACTGTTGTTGGCGCCGCCGCAACGCAGACGCTGACAAATAAAACTCTCGGCCTAACAAATACATTTAATATTAACGACGCGCTTTTGACTTTCTCCGACAATCTTGATGGAACTAAGCAGGTAGCATTCCAGCTTAGTGGTATTACTACAGCAACATTGAGAACTTGGTCATTCCCTGATGTAAGCGACACATTTGTTGGATTAACTGCAACGCAGACTCTTACAAATAAAACCCTGTCTGGTGTTACACTCACTAGTCTTGATGCTAATACAACCATTCAAGATAACGTTGATCCTACAAAGCAACTTCAGTTCCAGCTTTCTGGAATCACAACGGCCACGACAAGAACGCTGACTGTTCCTGATGTAAATGATACAATCCTTACATTGACTGGTGTTGGATCTGGTCTTTCTGGAATCCGTAAACAAGGTAAGGAAACTATTTGGGTCACGGCGGCGGCTATGGTTGCTCCTGTTACCAATGGAGCGACTGTAGGATCTACTGAAGGTACAAACTTTTCTTATAGAACTTTGGATTTTTCCAGCGCGAATACAAAGCTTGCCTATTTTAATGTTGCAATGCCGAAGTCTTGGAATTTGGGAACCGTTACATTCATCCCATACTGGACGGCCTCCGCCGGTACTGCGGCGCAAACTTGTACTTGGTCTGTTAATGCCGTTGCTCTGTCTGACGACGATGTATTTGATTCGGCTGTTGGCACCGCACAGACATCTGCGGATGCTCTTATTGTAACTGGCGATATGCACATCGGTCCTGAAAGCAGTGCAATAACAATTGCTGGCACAATTTCTGCTGGTGATATCGTTGTATTTAAAATTGGGCGAACTGCTGGAACATTAACCGGAGACGCAAAGTTAATTGGTATCAAAATTCTCTATACCACCAACGCTGCGGATGACACGTAATGTCATTGTCAATTACTCAAATGTCTGGGTTTAACTCTAGAAGAAGAATATCCGTTGAATTTATTTGTTCTGGGTCAAGCACTGCTGACTCAGTTACATATACATTTAACTCGCAGAATTTTGGCGTTGAACACTACAGCAGGTTTATTGCTGTGTTTGCCCAAACCACCGGCTCTGGTACAGCGCAAGTTCCAACATCAATGACAATTGGTGGAATAACGGCATCAAAAATTGTTGATGTTGGAAACCAAGGATTTAACACAATCGGTCTCTGGGGTGCCGCAGTTCCAACTGGGACAACGGGGACAATAGTTATTGGCGTCAATCCAAATAGCGCCAATATGAATTTTTCTGCTTATGCAATTTACGACGCATCATCTAACACAGTCAGTGAAACAAATACATTTGTTGGTGGCGCTCTTGTAGCGAGCGCATCAAATATCTCTGGGACTGTTGGTGAGAATGTTTGCCTGTGTGCGATCTCAAGTAGAAATTCTTCAAGCTATACTTGGGGTACCGCCGTCACAGAAGATTATGATTTTGTTGTTGAATCGTCTGGATGCCTAAGTTCTGCTTCTGGATTGGACACGCCAGTGACAGTTGGTTCTTCTAATATAGCCGCCACCGGCACGGGGTCTGGGACTGAAAGATACATTGTGGCGAGGTGGAAATAATATGTTGTCTGTCACAAGCGGTGTTGGGTTCAATTCAAAGCAGCAGGAAAGAGAGCTATATTATATTGTGAAAGAGATGGGGCTTCTTTCAAGCCTAGTTCTTTGCCTTGATTCTGGATCTGCCAGTTCATACAGCGGGAGCGGCCAGACATTCACGGATGTGAGTGGTTCTTCAAACAACTGGTTTCTTGGAACAAGCAATTTAGTAGAGGGCAATGAGCCAACATTTACCGGGACCGCTGGCAGTCCCACAGAATCAACATATTTTCTGTGCGATGGTAATGATTGTTTCATGGATAACAATCTCTCATTTGCCGATAACTGGCACAACAACACAGCGTCTTGGACTTTTTTAATTGGATATAGCCCCGCCTCAAGCGCGTCATACCATGCTGTTTTTACAAATGATACTTACAACGGCACGCTTAATAGAATGGCCGTTTATGTAAATTCTGGGAATACGCAGAAAGTCGCAATATGGACCAATACCCACGGCGAAGTTGCGTCAACAAATTCATACAACGTTGGAAGCTGGAATATAATTAGCTGCACCTACGGGGCCGTAGCAAACACAATGACGTGGTGCATTAACGGAACTTCTGAATCCAGATCTGTATCCGCAAACGCTGCTGGTGGAGATCTTTCGGATCAGCAATATTTCCTTTTGTGTTCCAATAATGGATTTAATATGGCGCCAAATGGGACAAAGGTTTCATTTATTTTGGCTTGGAATACCGCTCTCTCCACGACAACGCAGCAAGAGCTTCACAGAAGAATTAAACTAGCGAGGATGCCAAGTGCTTTTTAAAATTATAACTCACATCATTCTCGGCGGTATTCTTTATAGACTCCGTGGTGGGGTTTTGAAGGATTGGTTTCCAAATATATTTGGAACTCAGTTGTCGAGAATTGTATGGGCTGTTCCAACAGGACTGGCTATGTGGCTCGCCTCCGGTGGACCGGCTTGGATGATAGCCGTATTAGCTGTTTCTAATTTTCTTGCGATGGTGATGGTCGGGACTGGTCAATATCTTAGAGATGTTCCAGTTCCAACAACTCCAGACTGGCTCGGTATTTTAAGAACATCTATTGCCGCTGCTCCTGTTGTCTTTTTTAATCCGGTTGCCGGTGGCATCTATGCGATCTCTGGAATTTTGCACGCACATTTATACTGGCTTGGGTTTAGGGTTAATGATGTAATTAAAAGCAGATGGGAAGGGGCCATGTTGGGGGAAGTGTTTATTGGTTCTTTCTGCTGGCTATTCATTGCTTTGGTGCCACATGCTTAAAAAGCTGAAGATACCGCCCGGAGTTGTCAGAGACAGAACTAGATATTCTGTCGAAGGCGGGTGGTATGATTGCAACAGAGTTAGATTCAGAAATGGAATTGTCCAGCCAATTGGTGGCTGGCAAAAATTCAACACATCCTCAATTACCGGAAGCTGCCGCGCAATTCTCCCGTGGTCCAGCTTGTCAAGTGTGAACTATCTCGGTGTCGGCACGCACTTGAAGTTGATGGTGTTTGCTGGCGGTACGTTGAATGACATAACGCCAATCAGAAAAACAACAAACCCACTTATTAACAATCCAATCACCACGGCAATTGGTAGCAAAACAATAACAATCTCAGACGCAAACCACGGCGCGATCCCCGGAGACTACGTGACGTTGTCTGGGATTGTTGGTCCAATAAACAACATACCCGCTGCGGAAATTAATAAAGAGCAGATAGTTGTAACAGTCCCATCTTCCGGCACTTTCACAGTTACCGTTACAACATCGGCAAACGCCAACGGAACTGGTGGTGGTGCTGCTGGTGTGGCCGCGTATCAAATTAATATTGGTGCTGACAGTGGCGTTCTTTCTGGTGCTGGCTGGGGTGCTGGACCGTGGAGTCGCTCTACGTGGTCCAGCGCAACATCGACTAACACAATCACTGGAACCCTGCGTATCTGGTCTCTTTCCAACTGGGGCGAGGACATGATTGCCTCGCCTAGAAACGGCCCGCTCTACTACTGGACAACAAGCGCCGGTGGTAGAGCGACACTTGTCTCTGCTGTTAGCGGAGCGACCGGCGTACCCACGGCGGTTAAACATTCCATTGTGACGGCCCAGAGATCTGTGATGTGCTTTGGCGCAAACCCTGCGTCAAGCGCAATCCAAGACCCCCTGCTTGTTAGGTGGTCGGATCTTGAAGATTACACAGACTTCACGCCAAACTCTCTCAATGCCGCTGGCGCCCTAAGATTAAACTCTGGTTCAACATTTGTTTCCGCAATTGAAACTCGTCAGGAAATACTGGCTTGGACGGATGCTGCATTGCATTCGATCCAGTATGTTGGTGGCGAGTTTATTTATGGTCAAAGCATTATTGGCCAGAACACGGACATTGTAGGTCACAACGCCAGAGCTGCCATTAATGATATTGTGATCTGGATGGGTAAGGATGCTTTCTACATCTATGATGGAAGAATCCAGATCCTTCAGTGCCCCGTGTGGTCAAAAGTGTTTAATGACTTTAACAGGTCAGAAGCACAGAAAGTTTTTGCCGGGTCCAACTCGACCTATGGTGAAGTCACATTCTTTTACCCGAGTCTCAATTCGTCCGAGTGCGATAAGTATGTAACCTACAGCACAAGTGAGAATGTTTGGACTTTTGGTGTGATGGCAAGAACGGCATGGACTGATCATAGCATCTACCCATATCCGCTTGGTGTTGGCCCATACGTGAGTGGTGATAGCTATTCATACTACCATGAGTTTGGATTGGATGATGGTTCGACAAACCCAGACACGCCACTCGGCGCCTACATCGAAGGATCTCCAACAGAGATTGATGAGGGGGATAGGTTCCAATTTGTAACGAAGCTTCTTCCTGATGTTTCGTTTGAGGGATCTACAAAGCCAACGCCATGTATCTACTTTACATTTAAACCACAGAACTACCCGGGCTCTTCTTTACTCACATCTCAAGTTGGTGATGTGGATGGGACAGTGACAACTCCGGTAGAGCTGTTTGACGAAATTAAATACATCAGGTTCCGCGCTAGAAACTTCTCTCTTCGTGTTGGCGATTCCGCTGCCGGTAATTTCTGGAAGCTCGGCATCCCGCGCATTGATGTCAGAACGGATGGCCGTAGATGACAAGCAGAATTACACCAATCCCACACAAGATGCCGAATGCTCCGAAGGAGTATGACGTGTCTTATTTTAACCAGCTGAACAGGCAGCTGGAAAGAGTTCTAAACGACCTGAACCAGCCAGCAATAGCAAAGAGTGGTGGGCTGTATATTGATATTAATTCTTTGCCGATAAGTGGCGTCGATCTCAGGCCGGGGTTTGTTTACCGGGATGGCCCATTCTTGATGATAGTTCTTGAAGGATCTGCGTATCTTTCAACTAATTTAATTAATGTCTCTCTCGGTACTCTAACAGTATCTGTTTAGGAAAATGGTCATGGCTAACGCAAGACAATCAGCACTTCACGCGCAATCAATGGGTCGCAATGGCGATACCATTCTTATGCATGTTAACGAGAAGGAGTTGATGGGACTGGCAGGTCTCGGAAAGATCACGGGCCATAACATCACAATTAACCCGCACACCGGATTGCCTGAGGCATTTAGCTTTGGCGACATTCTTCCTTGGGTACTTGGTGCAGCGGCCATTGCTCTCACCGCTGGCGCAGCGGCTCCAGCCGTTGCGGCTGCGGAAGGTGCTGCCGCCGCCGGAACTGGTGTAGCCGCCGCCACCGCCGCTCCTGTGGCCCTTGCTGGCACCACCGCAGCTGAAGCTGCCGCAGCCGGACCTGCTGCTGCCGCCGCCCCTGTTGCGGGTGGTATTGGAGCCCTCGGTGCAGACGCCGCAGCCACAGCTGCCACATTGACGCCGGAAGCTGCCGTTGCCGCAAACACTGCGGCAACAGCCCCGATTGTCGGAACTGAGCTTGCAGCCCCCGCACTAACTCCGGCGGCAGATGTCGGAAGTATTTATGGGACTGTTGGATCTGACGCGCTCGCTGGCGCTGGTGGTACAGATGGTCTTGCCGCAACGACCCAAGCTGCTGAAAGCGGTTTTACAGTTGAGCCGACTGCTTTTGATTCTGCCATTCCGGGCGCTCCTGATATGTCCGCTCCGGTAGCAAACAACTCTATTAATGCGGCTGGTAGTGGTGGCGCTTATTCACCGGAAGTCGCCGATACGTTTACAACTGCTCCAGAATCTTGGGGTGCCAAGGGATTGAGGTGGGCTGGAGATGCTGCCGATTGGGCTATCGAACACCCAACCCCTACAGTGATGGGGCTTTCTTATCTTAACTCGATCATC